TGAGTCCACGGCGCAGCGCGCCGGTACGGATCAGCATCGACCCGGTCGTAGGTTGATAGTTTGGGCTGAGCGGAGTCCATTTTCGGTCGAAAAAGGCTTTGCGCTCGAAGTTCAGGTCAAACTCCTCGGTAAGCTCCACCCGAATGTCTTTCATTATTTTTCTCAGCAGGCTGTTGTCCATATTCAAAAAAAGTTTTGTATGTTTGTGAAAAATCAAATGTTATGGAAAAAGACTGGAAACAAGTAGATCTCTCCAATGCAACTATTTTCGACTTAACGGATGATGAGGAAATGATCCGATTGGCAGAGGATTGCATCGAGGGAGAACCAACCCCCGAACGTGCAACCTATAATCTGTCTTATTCCCGTACTCACATCGTTGACTCAATGATTGCGTTTGCAGACATGACAGAAAACAAGCCTCTTTACCATGCAATTTTAGCAGCTAACCCAGACTACGAAGAGTTTGAAAGTTGCATCGTATTTGCTAAAACAGATGACTAACAAGGCTTGCAGCCAGCTTTTTCCCTATCTTTCCCTCACTGTTTTCTACCAAGGCTTTTACGAGCCCCTCTTTCTGTTTTGTGTAAGGTTCATTGATTAAATAGTCTTGAACAGACAAGACAACTTTCGCTTTGTCTAACCCATAATCATTGATAATTTTTTGATAGGCCAGCACCCATCTGTTGTAGCCTGTGTTGTCTCGATTTTCCATCAATTCTCTGTGCCCTAAATCACCTCCAAGAGCTTCGAAAAATTCCGTAAGCGTGTTGCGAGCAACAAACTCGTTGGCGGTTTCCATGTAACGCCTCTGAAGGGGCGTCATATAGATCATTCCTGGTTTGTTTTTGTTGTGAACAATCTCATGCCATAGCGTAGCCATAGATCGTTCTTGCACAAAAGAGTTCTCCTTTCCATTCTTCAGGTTGTTGACAGCATCGATGCAATCTTTTAATATAGGTTCAGAAAGCAAAATTGTCCCATTTATATCCGTCGCTCCGTTACGACGCGGATTTCTGTCTATCACAATCTGTTGAAGCGGACGAACAAACCAGTCTTCTTTGGCAACATCTGTTATCCTTTTTGCAAGCTCGTCGCTGTTTTTAATATCCGGACAGAAAGCCTTTTTTATTTTATTCATCAGCTTGTTTCGTAAAGATTCGCTTACCTCATAATAGGGATGATGCGGTGGGAAGATGACCTGCTGCTTGCCCGGATTGTAGCGGAAGATAGCCGCCTTGTTTACTCCGTTCTTGCCGGCCTGATAGGTCGCTTCGCGTCCCTGCTGGATGGCGGTGTTGCTGTCCGAACGGGGGTATTTCCCACGACGCACCTGCACCACCGTGCAACGGCATCGCCATCCATTCGGTGGGAAGAACTCATCCCAGAAGGGGTCGGAAGTCGGGAGCGTCACACGGTGGAGCACACGGTGCTCGTAGCGAACCCGGTCATCACCGGCCGTACGGTACTGCAGGTCGTAGTCGTCGCCATCCTGCTCGAAGTCGGCCCACTTGGCAGCCATCTCCGACGAAGCCTGGGCGAAGATATACTCAGCCTTCAGCCAATGGCGGTTATACTTCTCGTTGATGGCAGCAACATCCTTGTAAAAGCGGTCGAACGATTTCAGCAAGCCGTTTTTGTCACGCAACAGGTTGGCTGCCTCACGCAGCTCTCGGTAGGTCTTGAAGCCGCTGAAAACGAAGACATCCTCCCTCAGGTGCTGCGCCATCACTTCGGGTATCACGCCGCTTTCCAAGGCAGGCGAAATCGCTCCGGCAAAGATATCGGTGGTGGCATCCACCAAAGCACGTATCTTCGGATGCTGCATGCTCTCGTAGGTAAAACCTTGATTGCGGAAGATATGGCGCACCGCAGCTCGGAAGATCTCTTCATCCACCGTGGGGATGTTGTCATCCTCGCCTGCAGCCAGCTGGGTGAAGCCATCCCGGTAGAGGTGATTGATTTCAGCGGTCAGCCCCGAACGCCCCCCGGGGCCTACTCGAAAAAACCGTCACCCTCACCCGCCTTGTTTCTCGGTCCGGTCACCTCGATGCCGAATTTCTCTTTAATCCATTCCGGGTCCACCTTAAAATATTGCATCGCTTCAGAAGTCCGCTTCCACAGCTCCTTCGTGTCCTCTTCCGAATTGAAGCTAAAACGCATCCCTTGAGGCAGCAATCCCAATCGGTAGAGTGCAGGCAGTACCGTAGAGTTCATCCAATCTTCCACTTGTCGCTTGTCAGATGCTACATACTTCTCCAGCTGCTTCACGGCCACCTCTTCTTTCGAGCGGTTGCCATTTTTGGTATCCTGCCCAATCTGAGCACCACTGATCAGCATTGACATTTCTGAATTACAGAGAGCAATCAGATTGTTATAGACGTCGCCACTGGTGCTCACGCCGTTGGCAAACTCAAACTCCTCGGTAGTATCTATAATAAAGTAGGCAGCCGAACCCATATCGCGTAACATCTGCTCCGCCCGGTCAAGCATCTCCGGATCTTGCGTGTTGGTCTTGATATAGCGTGGCGGTATGCCATAGATTTCGCACAGTTCCGACCAGCAGCTATGGGCGAACTTTTTGAACAGCGCATGGGGCACTGCCTTATTCAACAGTCCGTAGTTGTTCGGATGCCCGAATTCTAAGATGTAAGTGCCAAACTCACGTAAATCCCGGTAATATTCCCCCTTATCGGCATTGCTGTCGTAGAGGAAGAAGCCCAGTTCCGGCACCACATTTTGCCGGGGAATCAAATTTACCTCCAGTTCATCACTGTCAGAAGCGGTAAACTCCACTAAAGAATGACCGTAAAAGAGGCTTTCCAGCATATAACGGACCAGGAGCGGAAACCACACCGCCTCGCTTAACAGACGGGTCGCCTCTTCATTGACTTTGTCCCCCTGGTCCTTCAGCGAAAACTCGGCGGCAAGCGTCCTGCCGATGCGCTGTTCGATCTGGCTGGTCAGGAGGGCATCCAACATCACGTCGGCATAGAGGTCCATCAGTTCCCGTCGGCGCGGCCGGTCTACGCTGTCGGCTTGGCGGAGTGCCCTGCGCCAGGTGTCGAGGTCACGACGTACCCTGCTGATCGCCTTGGGTGCTATTTTGCGTACCAACCCCTCACGCTGGCGGATCAGCGGGGCTGATTTGTTGTCTTTGCGGTTGTTCCGCTTGTTACGGTAATATCGGTTGTCTTTTGCCATTTTCGAAAAGCTTTTAAATCGTTTTTAAAAAGGATGTCCACCTGCCTACCAGGAGTGTGTGAATTTGGGTTGCGAGCCGAAGCGCACAGCCCCCACCGGGCTGCCCTCTTCCTGTTCGCGGAGCGGTAGCCCTGAAGGAATATCACCCTTCATCAGTTCTTTCAGATAGGCCATATCACGGTCGTAGGTCTCTTTCACCCGGCTGTAGAGGATATCCACATTGCATCGCCGGATCAGAAACCAGAGCGCGATGTTCTTGCAGATCTCCACCAGTTCGGCGTCGCGCTCTTCGCCCGTGGCACTGAAGATTTTCTGTACATCATACCTGCCGGACAACAACCGGCTCACCCGCTTCACGGCAGCAGCGATACACTGTTGCAGGATGGCTGGTGTATAGTCGGTGATCTCTTGCACCTGATAGTCGGCAACCACAGTTTCCATTTCATTCGTTTCGATAAACATATCATTATTGGGGTTATAGGGTTAATATTTACGGCTGGGCCGCTTGCCGACGCGGTAGGTCCCGGAGGATGCCATGCTGCGACGGTTGAGCAGGTAGACTGCCCCCTCCAAGGCATCGGGAGCATCGTCATGGACCTTGCTGCCCTTTTCAAACATTAAGAGCTGCTCCACGAGCTGCATCATGCCGGGCGAATCTTTTTCTTTCTCGTTGAAGATGATCAGTCCCCGCTCAAAGAGCGGCTGCATTGCCTCAATACGTGCAAACTTGTCGGGCTTCTTACGGGCATCACCCCGGATCGGGATTTGGTGGCCCATCGCTTCGCCCACCTTTTGGAACTCGTCCAGCATCAGATCCTGAATGAAGTTCGACTCCATGTAATAGAGTACCGGTACCCGGCCGTCGATGTAGTTGTCTATCTCGTAGTGCCATGCCACCATCGTGCTCACGGAGGTCTGATCGGCGTATGCCTTCAAGAGGTGATATACTCCCTCTTTGGTCTTGCCCAGCAGCATGGTTGCCTTGTAGTCGTTCTGCGTGGATGCCTTGAAAGAAGGGTCGGTATAACATACCAGACTGCGGTACTCTTTCAGTGGCAGCATCTTGCCATAGCGGATATGTTTGCGGAGGAACACCGCCCCTTCGTTGACGGGGTTGTTCATATACTCTTTTTGGAAACGACGCTCACCCATGTAGGTACGCAGTTTCACAATCTCCTCCCGGCTGTATTTCTCCGTCCACGAGGGCTGGCCGGATGCGTCGATGGCGTTGACCACCGTATGGTGTGTTTCCGGGCGCTGGGCGAAACGGCTCAGGATACTGTCCTTGCCGATCCGGTTCCCTACCAGTACAAACCGCCCGCGCCCCATATCCATCGCGCCGAGCAGAGCCGAGAGGCACCAGTCGAAAGCCTGCGACACACGCGCCTGGTTGCGTACCATCTCGTCGTCGTCGATATCATCGATTACGATATAGTCCGGACGCTGGCCACGGTTCTTGATTCCACGAGGCGATTGACCACGACCCAGCGCCATGAAGTACATTCCGTCGGCGGTCTTGAACTCGCCGGTACTCCAGCTGCCTTCGTCGATCTTGATGTTGAAATCGGATTTCAGCAGCGCATTGAACTCCAGTTCACACTGCAGGTCCGAGAGCAGGCGGTCGGCACTGTCTTCCGACTTCGATACAAGGACCATCACATGGATGGTACGCCTCTCCTGGATCATCAGCCAGATAGGTATCATTAGGGAGATATGGGTCGATTTGGCATGGCCACGCGCCCACTCGAATACGGCGCGGGTGTGAGGATGGGTTTTGAGCCAGCCTGCAGCTGACAATTGGAACTTACCACACTTCGTGATCTGTTTTGTTTCCGGATCGGTGCAAAGATGCGGAAAGTAGGTCTCCACAAAGTAGGCATAATCCCGTCGGGCATGATCGACCCGCTCTTCCCGTTCCTTGCTGGTATCGGTGAGGTGGAAATCATATGAGAGGATGAGCCGTTTTCGTTCTTCCCACTTTTGCCATTTCTCTTTAGATAGTCTGTTTTTAGCCATTGTTCATGCGCATTAATAGGTATTCATCCTGTTTCTTCGTCAGTAACTGCACAAACTCAGTGGTAATCTCCTGGTCGGTGGCACTCTTCTCGATCACCCAGTCACCGAAACGGGTCAGGATGTCGGCGATATCGTCGATGGTGCAACCGGTTTGCAGCTTCTTCAGCTGGTTGCTCGCTTTGCTGAACTCATCGGCATTGAACTCCTCGCCGCTATCGAGCATCTCGTTGAGCTTCATCAGCACCTTATTGATGATCTGGTCGCGGCTCACGGTGCGTGCCACCCGCTTCAACTCCCAGCCTCCCGTCTCTTTCCATTTCGACAGGGTCTGCTGGCTCACACCCACGCGCTCGGCGATTTCCTTCTGGGGCACCTTTTGCATGTACAGGAGGTAGGCGTATTCATACTTTTGCGGGTCTTTCACACGAATCCCCGCCTTTTCCTTGTCTTGTTTTTTTGCCATAACCGTTCTTTGTTTCGGACAAAGTTCAAACGAATTAAAGTGATTGAAAATAAAAGTGTAAGAATTTTCATCGCTGCTTTACAGGCTTTTGCCTTACCGGTAAGTTTGTCCTAAAAAAGTATCGCACCATGAACGAAGACGAATATGTATTAAATGATGAGAGCGTGGTAAACAGCCACGGTTTTGTCCTTCTCAACTCCGCCGGACGTTTCGAGCGTTACAACGCCAACCCGGTGATGCTGTTCAACCATGACGGTGCCAACCTGATCGGCCAGATGACCGGACTGAGGGTGGAGGGCACGAAACTGATCGGCAAGGCGGTGTATGACGAAGAAGACACCTTGGGGGCCAAATGCAAACGCCAGGCAAAGAAAGGAATCCTGAAAGGATGCAGCCCCGGGATCATCATCAACGCCGTGGAACTGCGCACGATGCCTGGTGGAGAAGAGCGCGTCACGGTGACCGACTGGGAGTTGTGCGAAACGAGCCTGGTAAGTGTCCCCAGTAACAGGAATGCCCTGCGCCTGTACAACAGACAGGGTGTGGAAATCCCCGACGACCAGGTAAAGCTGAGCATCGAGGCATTATTGAACGTAAACAAAAAAACAGAAGAAGAAATGAAAGAAATCATTTTGACCTCCGAAGCCTATGTGGCTTTGGGACTGAAGAGCAACGAAGCCGACGGCAAGTCCATCAGTGCTGCTATCATGGAGCTCCAGGCGCGTGTCGAGAAAGCCGAGAAGGAGTTGGAAGACCAGCGCAAGCTGAAAGCGAATGAATTGGTAGCATTGGCTATCAAGGATGGACGCATCACCGCCGACAAGAAAGAGGCATTTGAAAAATTGGCCTTGGCTGATTATGACACTGCCAAATCCACCTTGGAGGCAATTCCGGCGAAAGAATCGTTGGGTGCAAAGGTGACGCACTCCACCGGCAAAACAGCCATCGCCGACGAGCGCAAAGACTGGACCTACCTCAAATGGGCCAAGGAAGACCCCGAGGGTTTGAAGAAGATGAAGGCCGAAGATCCGGAAGCCTTCGAGGAACTTAAAAAACATATCCGATAACATTAAACATCAATAACTATGGCAATAGAAAAACAAATCTGGATCAGCATGCTGATGGAGGGATTCTACCCCGACCGCAGCTTCCTCGCCCGTTCGGTGGATATGACACCGATGGTGGAATATAACAAGATCAACCTTGCCGAAGCGGGTGTCGCCCCCGATGTGTTGGTCGATAATAAGGATTACCCCGTGCCGACCATGAGCCGCACGGATACGCCGCTCGAGCTGACGTTGCATACCTTCGACACGAAGAATACCGTAGTCCGCAACGTGGAAGAAATGGAAACGGCTTACGCAAAAATGGAGAGTGTAGTGCGCCAGCACCGCAACACCCTGCAGGCAAAAACGGCTGCCTATGCGGCTCATAACTGGGCACCGGCCAAGACTGCCGAACTGACACCGGCCAAAGCCACTGCAGCTCCGGGAAAAATATCTTTTGAGGACATCCTGAAGATGGATGCCTGGTTCCGTGGGCAGGATATCGACCCGGCTACACTTGTGGCAGTGTTGAATCCTTACCATCTTGCCGACCTGCAATTGGAGGACATGAAACTTTATAAGAATATGCTCGAAAGCAACCGCCTGTTCGGCTTCACAGTCTTCACCTTCTCGCAGCTGCCTTACTATAAGCAAGCCGACGGTACGAAGGTGGCGTTTGGCACGAAAGCGACCGAGGCCGACACCCAATGCTCGCTGTTTTACTCAGACCAGGAGGTAATGCGTGCCGATGGCGATATCGAAGTATTCGCGAAATACAAAGACCCAGGAGAACGCGGTGACGTGATCGGCTTCCAAAAACGATTCACCGCGCTGCCGATCCGCAAGAAGTACCAGGCTGTCATTTACAACAAAGCGGGAGCGTAATGGCTAAGCTCTTCTATCTTGTTATCCACTGCACCGCCACCCCTGCAGGCCGTGAAGTATCGGCGGAAGAGATCCGTCGTTGGCACACAGCCCCTCCAAATGAAGGAGGCCGCGGCTGGAAGCAGGTCGGTTATACCGACATGGTCCATCTGGACGGGACGGTGGAACGGCTGGTGGCAAACAACGAGGATGACGTGGTCGATCCGTGGGAGGTTACCAATGGGGCAAAAGGGTATAACCGGACAGCCCGGCACATTGTGTACGTCGGCGGGTGCGAGGCGCACAGCCAAAAGCCCGAGGACACCCGCACG